ATGCAGGATCACGCATGGAGATTGATGGTGGAGAGATAAGAATGTTAAACGATGACGAGATATTAGGGACCATTAGTGATCCCGAAGATATCTTGCACGCAATGTAATCCATAGGAGGAATATACTATGCTAGAAGAAGAAAAAACAATAGACGTTGGTGACAACGAAGAACAAGCAACAGAAATTGATCTGGATGCACTAGCACCAGAACAATCATTAGAAGAGGATATAATAGATGTCGAAGAAATTAGTGAAGACAGTAATGAGTCCAATAACGCACCTGCGGAATCTGTCGAGCAGTCAAATGTTCAAGCAGACAAAGAAGAACTTGGAGAATACTCCGAAGGCGTCAAAAAAAGAATAGCTAAACTTACGCGTAAAATGCGTGAAGCAGAAAGACAAAAAGAAGAAGCTATTCAATATGCACAAAATGTAACGAACCAAGCTAAACAGATGCGTAGTCAGTATGATGATCTTGGTGGTCAATATACTAATGAGCTAGAAGCTAAAGTTAATACTGGGATGCATGCCGCTAAACTTGCTTATAAAGCAGCGGTAGAAAACCAAGACATTGATTCACAAGTTAATGCACAAAGAGCAATTTCTCAGCTATCCATTGAAGAAGCTAGACTTGGTCAATTAAAAAGACAACAAGCAATCAAGTCGCAACAACCGGTAGAACAAGAAATAGCTCAACCACAAACCCAACAAGGTAATTACCCACCACTCCCCGTAGATGAAAAAGCGGAAGACTGGGCAACTAAAAATGCTTGGTTTGGTACGGATAATGCCATGACTTACACGGCTTTTGACATACATAAAAAATTAGTTGAGGAAGAAGGGTATGATCCACAGACACCTGAATATTATAATCAAGTAGATAAAAGAATAAGGGTTGCATTTCCCAACAAATTTGCTACAGTAGAGGAATCTACTCCTGCACCAGTGCAGAATGTAGCAAGTGCTCGTCGTCCAGCCACAAAAGGACGCAGAAAAACCGTGAAGCTCACACCCTCACAGGTAGCAATTTCTAAAAGATTAGGTGTGCCACTCGAAGAGTATGCGAAACATTTAGCCGCGAAGGAGGTATAAGCATAATGAATAAAAAACAAACTGAGACTAAAACAGTTAAAACTTCCCGCGTGAGCGAAACTAGGGTTAAACAAGAAAAACCTAAAGTTTGGGCTCCCCCATCTTCTCTGGATGCACCACCTGCGCCAGATGGTTTTAGACATAGGTGGATACGTGCTGAGACAATGGGCTTTGATGATACAAAGAACATGTCCGGTAAAATGAGATCTGGTTGGGATTTGGTGAGAGCCGATGAATATCCGGGATCTGTGTATCCGACTACGGAAAAAGGCCAATATGCAGGAGTGATCGGGGTCGGTGGCCTATTGCTGGCTAGGATACCAGAAGAACTCGCAAAGTCACGTGAAGCATATTTTAATCAAATGAATGTGGATCGTAATGAGGCTTTAGAAAACGATGTTTTGAAGGAACAGCATTCAAGCATGCCAATCAATCAAGAGCGGCAGGCTCGTGTAACTTTAGGTGGCTCAAAGAAAGACTAAGCTTTTTTAGTAATTCTGGACCATCGTAATCAAATAAACCTTTTAAGGAGGAACTAATATGACTATAGGCAACAATAAAGACGCCGCATTTGGTTTTAGACCTGTAGGAAGTTTGATAGGTCAAAACAACATGCAAACTAATGAGTACTTTATAGCAGACGACGAACCTTCTGCTATGTACCGAGGTGACCCTGTAATTCAACAAGCTAGTAATACTGGCTTTATTGATATTGGGACAACTGGTTCTACAACAGGACTAGGTGTGCTAAGTGGTGTTTTAATCGACTCAAGCCCTTCAACTAAAAAACCAACTTTCCAAAACTTTTATGAAAGAACGAACATAACAAGTGGAAAAATAAGAGCTTTTGTATACGATAACCCGTTTATGAAGTTCGAAGTACAAGGGGACTCTGGAACAAATTCTGATGTAACAGATCGTCATGAAGTAGCAGATTACGTAAACATGGGAGGAACAGTAGGTAATGGTATATCCGCTGCAGAACTCGACATGAGTGATTTAGCCGCAACTGATGGTACGTTAAAAATCTTAGGATTTTCTACAGACCCTGATAACAGTGATCTAGGTAAAGAACACTTAAACTACATTGTGATGTTCCAAGAACATCAATTAAATGTGGTATTATAATAATAGCAGGAGGACATAAAAAATGGCTATATCAAGACAACAACTAGCAAAAGAGCTAGAGCCTGGTTTGAATGCATTATTCGGACTAGAGTACAAAAACTACGAGAATCAACACACGGAGATTTTCGACACTGAAACTAGTGACAGAGCTTTTGAAGAAGAAGTAATGTTATCTGGTTTTGCAAACGCAGCAGTAAAAGCTGAGGGTTCTGCAGTATCTTTTGATAGCGCAAACGAAACTTTCACTTCACGTTACACTCACGAGACAATTGCTCTCGCTTTCTCTATTACAGAAGAAGCAGTTGAGGATAACCTGTATGATAGTATCGCTAAGCGATATACAAAAGCACTAGCAAGATCTATGGCTAACACGAAGCAAATTAAAGCAGCAAATGTATTAAACAATGCATTTGATTCTGACTTTAAAGGCGGAGATGCAAAAGAGCTTTGCGCTACTGATCACCCTACAATTGCGGGTACTTTCAGTAACGAATTAGCGACTGCCGCAGACCTAAACGAAACATCGTTAGAGCAAGCAATGATTGACATTGCTGCTTTTACTGATGAACGTGGTCTGAAAATTGCAGCAAGAGGAGTAAAAATGATTATTCCTTCTGAGCTACAATTTACTGCTGAAAGACTAATGAAGACAGCTAACCGTACTGGTACTGCTGATAATGACATCAATGCAATCGCATCTAAGGGTATGATTTCTGGTGGTTATGTAGTGAACAACTACCTAACTGACTCTGATGCATTCTTCATTAAGACTGATGTTCCTAACGGATTAAAGATGTTCCAAAGAGCAGCTTTAAAAACTGCTATGGAAGGCGACTTCGATACAGGGAATGTTAGATACAAAGCGAGAGAAAGATACAGCTTCGGCTTTTCTGACCCTCGTGGAATCTTCGGATCTCCAGGAACTGCTTAATTAATAATTAAGTGATTTAATTTAAAGGGGGCTTCGGCCCCCTTTTTATTTGCATAATACTTTTTAAAAGCGTATAATCCACACACTGCATATATATAAACAGTTAATATAGACTCGTGCAGTAGACTTTCTCAGGACTATATTAACGGAAAACGGAGAACAAATATGGGTAATACAACTTACAGCGGTCCGGTCAGATCAGAAGGTGGTTTTGAACAAATTACTAAAACTGCAGCAACGGGCGCAATAACAACTAACTTTGATATAGATGCAAGCGGTAACATCACAGGTACGGGTACATCTACAATAACAGGTGCAACTACTTTTGTGGTTCCAACAGTAACTATCTTAACAGCATATACTTCTGGTACAGTACTAACAGCAGCACAATCAGGATCTATTGTAACATTTCCTGCAATGAATGGTGCAGCAACTTTATCACTTCCAGCAGCAGCTACTTGTGTAGGGTCTACTTTTCATTTTGTAATGTTAGGCACAGCAGGTAATGATGTAGATATCATTACTAATGGTTCTGAAAAAATCATTGGTTGTGTACCAAAAGGTGATGGTGACAATGTAGGTATTGCAGATGCAAATGATTCTGTAGGTTTCGATGCTAATGCAGTAGTAGGTTCAAGTTTTAAAGTAACTTGTATCTCTTCTACAGCAGCACTAGCTTTCCTTGCACATGACATCATTGATGGTCTTGCAGCGAATACTGGCGGCATTAACTTAAAATAAATAATTAATGTGGGGCTTCGGCCCCACATGTTTCTTAATTAAGGAGGGAAACAAATGGCAGATACAGTAACAATAGCAACACTTCAAGAAAATGATAAACGTGTTGTAAGAAGTGTAATAGTACAATCGGACGGATCAGGTAGTACTTCTTTACTTGCAGATGTTTCAGCATTAACTGCTAACAGTCAAGGCGATACTTGTACAACAGTATCATTACAAAGACTTTGGTTTTCATGTAGTAATGGTAATGGTTTTGATGCGTATGCACGTATAGACCAAGAAGACTCAGACGGTGATATTCCTATTCTAGGTTTAACTCAAGCTGGTTATTGGGATTTTAGAGAGTTTGGTGGTATACCGGCAAACACTACTTCAAACAGTAATGAATATGATGTTAATCTTGTAGTACCTGGAGAAGCTGATGCAGGAAACATGTATACGGTTGTAGCAGAGTTTATTAAAAATTATTAATAGGAGTAGCATATGCCTAACACTACTTCAGGAACAGCAACGTTTGAAAAAACTTTTTCTATTGATGAGATTATAGAAGAAGCTTATCAACGTGTTGGTATAGATCAGTTAACGGGATATCAAATTAAATCAGCTAGACGTTCTTTAAATATAATGTTTCAAGAATGGGACA